TGTTCGGAGTAGAATGTTCGGAGTAGAATGTTCGGAGTAGAATGTTCGGAGTAGAATGTTCGGAGTAGAATGTTCGGAGTAGAATGTTCGGAGTAGAATGTTCGGAGTAGAATGTTCGGAGTATTATAAAATGGTTGCTTTCATAGCTCAGTTGGTTAGAGCATCCGACTGTTAATCGGGAGGTCAAAGGTTCAATCCCTTTTGAGAGCGAAAAATAGAATGTATTTTAAGTACATTCTGTTTTAGAGAATTTTAGTGAAAATCCATTTAGTATGGAAGGAAAGGATCAATATGGAGTGTGGGCCAATGGTGCGTTAGTAGAAACAACAAGTCACAAAGTAATAAAAGTGTCCAAAATGGAAAAATGTTAATGGAAAAATGTTAAAATAAATATTATTTCATGAACGCAAAGAAAATTCACTACCAATAAAATAATTTGCACTAGAGTGCAGTTTATTTTATTTGTGATTTTAAAAATCATCAATTAAAATATAGAATGCCAACTTACGGACCCAACTTTCGAACTGTTTGTAACGATCTTCTTGGATTTTCGGATACAACTGAAACGCTCGCATTTACAAAGAGAAATGCTTTATTAGGTTATCAAAAAGCGACTGATACAAATTTTATTTTTTGTTCCGACGGGACACCTCTTGATTACATTGCCGAGGGCATTGTTGCTGACTCAAAAGGAGATTATTATGTAAGAGTCGAGGCTTTATTGCCTGGTATGATTATTGAGATTCCCGATGTTGGAAAAGTCAAAATTGTAACTGCCCAATTAGGAAAATTATTCACAAACAGAACACCAGGACACGGTGTAAATACCCTTCAAATTACGGAGGATCTTTTGAACGCAAACGAAAGAGACATGAACGTATGGATTATCACCATTGACAAGAATCTTTTCGATGAAAATGAATCATGTGCCCAGTTATACGAATGGTTTGGTACAAAGGGATCTACTGTTTATCTGAATGGAGAGAAATTAAAGATCCAAATGAACAAGGAGATCTTCGATTTAATGAATAAGAATAGCGCACTTACACCAACCCAATTACGTGATATGTATTACAACATTAAGAGTGTAAATAACAAATGGACAGAGACAAACTTAAATCACAATGAATCTGATTTAGCCAAAGTTAGTGCTGAACAACATAACGATCGCGGAAAATGGGTTGAGTTTATTACTGAAATGTTAAATGAATTCACTCGTGATCAACAATTTAAGGATACTGCGGCTACACAAACAACTGCCGGTGGATATTCTATTTATGGAAATCCTTTAGAAGTATTTATTAATAAAGAAGGATACGAATTAAACGAAGTGTACGTCAAATCTATGATTGGTGTTGTTCAGGCAGATCAAATTTTAGATGTTTTCCTAGGAAAGAACCGCATGAACGGAGTCAATGATATTGTGAAGAAGGAAAATACCCACAAGATTTTCGTTCCCACCAAGGATTATACTCATATGCAGGGTGCTTGGGACAAGGCATTCGGTACCATTTGGGGAAACTTATGCGATGCGAAGACCATGAAAAACGGTATTTCCAGCATGGGTGCCAATCACGGTGATATTGGATTTTACGGTTATTTGTATGAATTAGAAAATACACAGAGACACAAAGGTATTGCCAAAGAATTGTTTGATGCTTTTGTCAAGGGAAGAACCGCCATTAACAACAACGATTATCCTACCAGAGATATTTGCATTTGTATTATTCGCAGACTTGTCTCTAGAGTCATTCTTCAAAAGACTTTGAATGAGTTGGACGAGTCTATTAATACAGTCACACAAGTAGGTGTGATCAACAATCCTTCGCCCAATAGAATTCGCAATCTATCGGAGGCAATGGGTTTATTGTATGCTTCTACCTTTACTCACAGAGATTTTAATTATTTAACTATTTACGACAGAGAGTACAATCCTTATGTTACCGCAGAACTATTAACCGCAGCCAAGGTTCTTAAGACAACTGGGTCTGGACTTTCGTCCAAATATAGTTTGGATACATCTACCTGGGATTTGTTAGGTAAAGAGGGTATTGATACATTAAAGACTTTACGTCTGATTGTTTCTGCCGGATTATTAGAAAATGATCCTGCACTTTATCTTGATGTTGTAACAAATAAGTGGGTGAAAACTCCTTTAATTGACGTTAAATATACTTTCTTTACTGCCGAGTCATTGAATAATGCCGGAAAACTAAGTACATTTTCCATCCCTTTACCTTTCTACCCACCTGCAGATACTTTTCATGGCAGCAAGAGCTATGTTGAAACGATTAGTGCGTTTGCGGTTCCTACAAATCTTGTAACAAATGCTCACCACCCCGAGTTGATGAGGAATGAAGTCCTTACTATGCTTTTATCATTTGATCAAATGGGTAAAGAGAAAAAATTTGTTGAAGACATGAAAGTCACTACTAACGCACTTGCTCTCAAAAACGGAAGACCGATATATCTAAACCCTACTGTTCCATGGAAGAATTTTGGAGATACATGGGGTTTCTTATAATAATCGCCCTGTCCCCATATATATCATACGTTTGATAAATACATTAAATGAATAAAAGATAAATCTATATAGATAATATAAGTATCTATATAGGCAATGAGTGAAGAAAAAGACATACATATTATTGGACAAGGAACATATGGTTGTGTATATCAACCCAACATAGATTGTGAAACAAATGAAATTGGATCACAGAACTATTTATCCAAAATTCAAAGAAAAGACAAAACAAGCAAAAATGAAATAAAATTAGGAAAAAAAATAACATCTTCCTTGGATAAAACCATATATACTAGTCGATTTGCGCCGATATTAGAAAGTTGTCCTGTTAATATTGGAAAAATGGAACAAGAACGTTTTTCCACATGTAAAATGATTGTCCAAGGAAAAAATAAAATCCAAAAAACTGGATTAGTATCCAATAAATTGAATTATGTAGGCAAACACACATTAGGTAATTATTTGGAAAGTGAATTGATGCACGATCACAAAACCAACAAAAATGCCTTGTTATATTGCAAAAAAATAGCCGAAACGCATTTGTATTTGTTAAAAAGTATTGAAATCTTGAACAATATAGGAATCCTTCATTTGGATTTAAAACACAACAATATTATGTTTGATGATGTTCGCGGTGTTCCGATCATTATTGATTTTGGATTGTCTTATGATTCAAAACATTTAGATATACCAGATTACACAAAAGAAGAGTCGAAACCTTTTGGTATTACTGTTCCGTTTTACATACCTTGGACAATAGAAACTGTGCTATTGTCTTATTTGGCATACGAATTGCGAGGGAAAGGGACTCACGTGAATGAAGAAAAAATGAAAATGTCTTTTGACAAACAGAATATGTTTAAAGAATTATGTAATCAATATGTGAATAAAAATGGATTACTCCAAAGCAAAAAACTATTCAAAGAAGAAGAAAAGGAGAATTACAAAAAAATGCTGCATAATTGGGTAGAGAGTTGGAAAGGAAAAACATGTCGAGATGTATGGGTATTATTGTCAAGTAGTCACAAAACGTGGGACAACTACAGTTTATGCGCGTTGTATTTAATCGAAATGCAAATATCGGGATTGCTACAAATTTCCGATATCCATAAAGACGAGCACAATAGTTTTCTAAAAAAATACATTTTGGTATTGAAGAAAGAATTATTGACCAAACCAAACGCACGTTCGTTGCCTGAAACCACCCGAAAGGAGTTGCATTCCATTTTTTCACAAGCAAATAAGAAGGAATATAAAGACGTAATGCAAAAATACAAAATATTATTGTCGGAAAATAGGGAACAAATAAAGAAGGAACGACTTTCTTATAATATAGATACATTGCAAGAAGAAAAAGGAGTCTATAAACAATTTAATAAGAATAATTAATCTGAATCAATCATACAATTATAAGTGTTATCGACGGTAGTGCGACGAGATAAGTGGTCATTTTCCGTTAATGGATTAACAATATCATTTTCAAAATGTACTGTTTTGTTATGATTTGTATTTTTCGTATTTTTTGTATTTTTCTCTTGTTTTTTGAAACAAGAGAAACACCACATCTATATAGTTAAACGAGAAAATTTAATTGAATAGATCTTGGACAATTTTATATCTTGGACTGTCCATAATAGAAAAGAAATCGTGAAAAGAGTACTCGCGTTTGTATTCATAACAATAACCATTTTGTGAAACGATCAAAGGCACAAACATATTGTTTTCTCCTAATAATTCCAAGGAAAAATCGATATTTGTATTGATAAGGATTTCATTTTGAAGAGCATGATATATAATTTGGACCATATGAACAAAACTGGTGGCATCTTGGACATTAATCCAAATCGGGACATGTGCAGAAAACAATATACGTTTAATATTCGAACTTTGTGCAATAAAACATGCACGAGCAATGGCTCCGTGTAACGCAGGATCATTCAATGAAAATACATTCACATCAATGACTGGTATCGTATTTTCCGCAATAGATTCACGGTTCTCCCATTTTTTATACATATGTACCCATTTACTATTTAAAACCGATATTTCATTGGTGAGTTTTGGACAATCGGGAACATTAGAGACATATCGTCCAAGATGTTGAACACATCTGTATGCCAATTTCACATAATTTCCGATGTGTTCGGGAAAACATAGTTGTTTGGACCGCGGTAATGTTGGACGAAAGAAGGATATATTGTCCAGGTTTTTGATATAGTGAGATAAATTGTGGGCACAAACATTGTGTTTTGCAGAATTGACATGTTTTTCTTGGAATTGGTTGTTTTGGTTGAATAACGTATCCCAATATTTGACAAGGGCACGAGACGAAATATTTGATGGAAAGGTAGTTTCATTTTGTTTCGAGGACAAGATGCATTCCACTGGCATAATTGATTTTGTAAGATTCGAAACCATTTTTCTATATTTAGTTTTGGCTTTCAACAAAGAAGAAACATAAGAAGAATCACTAGAATTGTGTTTTAGGTAATGAGTATATTTATTGGACCAGTCCAAGAAAAGAAGTTGAAACAACCACTTGTTTTTATTGGAACCTTCTCTTGGTACCCACTTTGCAACATTTGTTTTGCATACATTGTGTTGTTTATGATATTGCCAATCGTCATGCAATGTTTCATTCATAAGTGAAACAAGAATGTTAATGAGTGGATGGTCGATTCCGAGAAGAGTATGATGTTTAATATAATTGCATAATTCTGGAATATCTCTCCAAGAACCAAAACTGAACGAGTCGTTATTTTTCTGAACAAACAATGAAATGATTTTATTTGTTAATTGTGGGTAATATTCGTACCATACTGTTATCATGGAATAAGTTAGTTTGCGATATCCAAGACCCATACGAATATCCCTAGAATACGCTAAAAAACACAGCATATTATTCAAAATCGACTTATAAATTGCTTCTTGGATTGATTCGGATGGTGGGTTCATAAGTTGTTTGTTAATGTGGTTTAAAATGCCATGCAATTGATTGGATATATTGTGAATCTCACTATCGTCTTCGGGATTTGATAAATGAACACAATTATGCCATAATAGGAAAATAGATGATTGTAAAGACGAAATCGGATTTTCTTGTTCGAGAGGAGGAAATTCCATTATAATCTACATAAATAAGAATTCATTAAGTCATTTTATTTAGCTTTTCGAGTTTTCCGGTTTTGAATAGTAGTAGGCAGTTCATCTGAAATACGAACGCGTTTTGTGTGTTTTTTATGGTGTTTTTTTATAATAGAAACGGGGGAAATAGGATTGACTAACACCATTTCATGAAAAAACATATATACTGTATTGATCGAGTGAAAAATGAAAAGAGAAGGAGAAAAGGAAATATCTTTTGGTAAATCAAAAACGGTCAAACAATCTTTTTCGTTAAATGTAAATGCAGGATCATTAATGTTATCTATAATAGTTTGTGGAGCAGTGGGAATGAAATATTTTACAATATGACTACATTTGTATCGCTTATTGTTGTAATCTCGATATTTATAGGAAAGGTCAATAAGAGTACTCTCGTCTAATAGTGAATGAGAATTGTCTTTTATTTTTAAAGAAACTTTGTCATTGATCATATGAATAACGTCATTCTCTGTATTTACATAAAGGAATTTAATAGAAATAGAATTCATAAGTTCAGATTCGTAAGTTAGACCCCCTTCGGTTGTTCGTAAATATTCGTTTGTCCAAGAAATATCTAGTTCGTCCATAGAATTTTCCATATATTCTATATTTGAAAACGATTCGTATAATTGAACGGATAAATCAGAGTTAATGGAAAAAAGAGTTAAAGAATAAACAAGAATAAAAGTTGTATTGCAACAGCACAAAAACGTATATTTTATCGTATGTATATTAGAATCGTATTTTGTTTTGAATTTAATGTTATGCAATACAGCATAGTGGAAATATAAAATTGAAACAATGTTTTGTAAGACACTGTTTCAATTAAAAAAATGACGGAAATATCAATATGTATTCCTCGTGTGGAATGTATATTAAAGAGGGACTTTGTATATAACGTAATAAAAAAAATGAAAATGGGAAGTATCAAAAAAATAATAGAAAAACCGCTAAGAAATGAAAGTAATTATAAACGAATTATCATAAAGATGATGATAGACCCGTTTAATGTACAAGCAGCGTACGTTTTGGATCGATTTTCCAAAGGAGAAAATATTAAACTGGTATATGAGCGCTCACGTTATTGGAAATTGGTCAGGTCGCATTAAATCGTTAATATGAATATTCGTTAAATATTTTTGTTGAGTAGTAGTAGTAGTAGTGTAGTAAATTATTTTTTAGAAAAAATACAGTGTAAATATTTATCAACAACCGGATTATTGAAATCATTTAAAAACACCTCTTTTGTGTTAAACAAATTACATATAGATTTTTCGCGAGCATTTTTAATTTCAATGGTAAATAATTCATCAATATAACTATAGGCACTGCGATAATAATTCAATTCCTCCTTTATTTTTTCTTTGCATTCCAATAAATGTTTGAGACGTTTGTTAATGCGTTTTTCATTTGACTGAATATTTTTTCGTGAATAAATGTATCGTATTTCATTTTTGATGTCCTTGAACCGTAAGATTAAAGTTTTTTTATTAGATTCCATTCTTTTAATAAAAGAAAAAATATTAATATGACAAATAATTGGAAAAATACCGCGTATTTCATCGGGTATAAACAAAGAGTTCCATTCTTTTAATTCGGAAATTTTAGTTTCAATTTCTTGAATTTGTTCGAAGACAATTTTTGATTTTTCCATTTCTTCATCGACAAACATGATTTTACTTGCCACAAATTCAAGGGATGTTTCCAGTTTATCGAACTGTCGCGCTGTATTGTAAAAAGTCTGAGTGGATGTTTCTAATTTTAAATAATTGACAATGGTAATCAATAGTGTGGTAATTCCGTTCAATATAGAGGTGACTCCAAGATTCCATTTACTTTCGCAAGAAGAGAATGTGGAAGATAAAAAAGTAAGAGTGGTTGAAATTATAATTGCAGGTATCATTAAACAGTTTAATTTTCGTTGTGAGAGTAAATAACATTGTATATATAAATTTTTTTGCCCTTTCATAAAAGTAATTAATATATCCAATTCACTTGAAAATTTATTATCACTATCATCGTAATATTTATCTAAAGATTGTTCAATTTCTTCTAACGAAAGAGATTTGAAATGGCGATCGTGATCATGTTGTCCTTCGTCATCGCTATTATTACAAGAAAGAGTAAGAGGACTGTCGCTATTATCATAAAGAAATGGGTTTGGGTTTGAACGAATTGTTTTTGCGAATTCATTTCTAATTTTTTGCAAATTGTCGTCCATTTTTAATGAAAAAACTTCGTCTATATTTTCATGTTCAATCAGTGCTATTTTTTCATTTACTATATCGATAATTTCATTGGGTATAGGAGGGTTTTCAATATCGTTGGTAATATTCATAATTATATATGTCCAAGAAATAATTCTCAATGAAATAAACACAAAATTGATTATAAACTAAAATAGCAATACGTTCATAAAAACAACAACTTCATAAAAATGACATATAAAAATTCATTAAAATGCATGCGCAGAAAAATGTACAGAAAAAACAACGAATTAAAAGACTATATTAGTGAAAACAATCGAAAAAAAGCGCATATTGTAACTACCCGATTTACGAATGAAACATGGAATGAAAATAAGACCTATTGTGAAAAACATAAAAAATATTTGCAATGCGCATATGGTGTCCCCCTTCAAACAAATAATGATTTTGCACACGACGATGTATTATTTGTTATAGAAATGAATAACGAGGAAAATAAAATTATGGGGGTTGGTATGGTAAAAAACGAACCCTTATTTAGAAATTCGATGTATAAGATTTACGACAATCAGGATTACAATCGATATGTATATTTGGGAAAGAATCGCATAGATCGAAGTGAAATGAATGAGGACGAAGAAAACATTTGCAAAGTATTTGAAATATTATGTTTTACAGGAAAGCGACATCAAAAGAGATTGTCGGGCATTAAGGCATTTCCAATGGACATGCTATATAGAATGAGCAAAAGGGCAATTGAATTGGGAAAAAAGGATCTAGTGGATTTCATTATCCATATGTTTAAACAACGTTTAACCAAATAAATAATATAAATGGATTTTATACATATTTTTAATAATGAAAAATACAGAAGACGATTTATATGATATGGATAAATATAGCGATGACGATTTATATGATATGTTAGATATGAATAATCCAAGTGATCGAGAATTAGAAACCAAGATTATGATTATGGTGAATAAATATGACGAAATTGAAGGCAGTAATGCCAAAAAAATAAAAACATTTTTTGAACGTATGCACGAACGTTTTTTTGATGATGACGGAGAGGACCAAACCGTGATTGAATTAGACGATGGGGACTCGATCGAAGGGTTTGAAGGCATGGATAAAGTTTCAGATTATAAAAATAAAGTTACTGATAAAAGTGAAGCAGACAAAGGATTGTTACAAACAACACCTCTCTTTTATGGAGCAAGTAAATTAAATCCTTTGATGAAAGAAACGCAAAAGAGAGCAATACAACTCGACAGTCAATTTAGAAATTATGATAATTATCCTCATTCAACTGATTATATTATTAATTTATCAGAGCAATTACATAATGTGGTTTCATTGCGATTACACTCACTCAGTGTTCCATATACATGGTATAATGTAAGTAATGTTTATAATGCAAACTATTTCAAATTATTAGGTAATGTGGATGGTATAAAAGATGTTTATAATTTAACATTTAATATAGCGGCTGGAACTTACAATACCCAAGAATTAATGGATGCGATAAATGAGTCTATTGCGGTTGTTGCAGGAAACAACACAGACATTGAATTTGGTACTACAGGCGTTTCTCATAACATTGAAACATCAAAAATCACTTTAACTCTTGATATTCAACAAGTATATAACGAAACGAATTATTATATTTTGTTTAATTATTATACGACTCCATTTGATAGTAAAAGGGCGATTGATCCTACAACTGGACTTCAACAAACCCAAACAGTGAGACAATTGTCTATACCTGGATTTTTGGGTTACGGTAATTTGGTTATTCCCAGATATACAAACACAAATTTTGTACAACAACCACCTGACCCACTTCCATTTACGCCCTATCCAACACCGGTAGAACATACCTATCCCATGGAGAGTATTTACTCAGATTATTTGTATTGTTATAACGTAACCGGAAAAACAACACCGGTATCGGGAACGATTGAATATAATTATTTTGATCCGAATGAAACATTTTATTTGATCATTAATGATCCATCCAATAATGTGGTGGGAAACAATTACTTTACAATAAAAACATTTGATGGTCCAAATCCATATGACGCATCTTCTGCTATATTAGATACAATTGTTGTAGAATTTGCAGACGTTTCAGGATTTTATACGCGCGCAACTTTATTAGAAGCAGTGAATCGTTCATTAATAACAAACGATAATTTGAGTACAAATTCATCTTTAAATCAAATGGATATCTCCTATAATGAACAAGACGATACAACTAGTTCTATAGTTACTATGCAAAGATTTCAATTGAGAACTTTATTAGATAGAACAACAACACAAAAAAAGAAAGATGCAAAACAAATTGTAATTTTCCCAGACGAAGATGCAGTTTTTGATTCATTGCCAGTAAATTTAAGAAATAATTGGCCGGGGAATATTTGGACGGGACAGTCCTCTTGTTTTTTGTTTAACGATGATAATAAATTTACTCAATCAAATGCTGTACCTGCCGAAACTGAACATTTACAAACATTATATGAAATATCATCAACCCCAACAATGACATTTCGGTGCATAAAAGATGGTGGAGTTGGAGGAAAATATGATAATTCTGCCAATAATCGAATAATTACATTAGAAACATCTGATACTGCTGGTTACGCAAATGGTTATAATTTAATGGACTATTTTGGTGTGTATAGTTATAATGTAACTGGTACCGAATCTGAAAAGGTATATGAATATTCTGAAATAAACAGCAGGTTTAAAACAGTGAGTGATAGCATTTCAAATGGGTATGTTGATGTAAGTGCGTTTTATGATGTAGGTGCAAGATTATGTAGAATTCAAGTAGATATGAATACTTATTTCAATGAAACCATGTATACTTTTGATTTATCTGAATCTTTTTTAAATGATAGGGATGCTGCTGGTGCTACTATCGGAGGAAATGGATTTAAACTAAATACGGGTGTAGTAACGGATGTATCTTATGGTGTAATAACCGGACTAAATGGACCAGGAGATGTAAGTACAAATACTTCTAGTGTTACAACATTAAATATACCAGACCTGTCTAATGGAAATAATGAGATCCAACCATATAATGTGATTTATAGTAATCCAACTACTTTTGATGTTACATTTCCATTCATACTAAGTAGTTTTAACAATAAAATTGTGGTTGATGTAAGTGGTAATGTAGCAGGTTTGACAACAGTGAAAACTGCATGGGGGAGTGGATATAACATTTATATACCCGCAAAAAGTTATAGAAATGCGACTGATCTAGTGAATGCGATCAATAATACATTTGCAAAAATACAAGGTGATACAGATCCAAGTGGAAATAAGTTATATGGATTAAATATGTCACAGTCACGATTCTATATGTCTGCTGTAGATGGTTCTACAAAATATAAGTGGGCATTAAAATTAGTTGTAACAAACAATATATCGCAAAATGACTATATTCTTGAATTGACAGATACAAAATCCGACTATGAAAATTCGTGGATTGATACAAATGGCAATGACCGCTATTCATTAGAGAGTAGTGGAGAACTAGTTACTAGTACAGACGCATCATTCACCGGTACATCATGGAACGCGTTTTTAGGTTTTACGGAAACTTCATATAGTTTAGTACCTACCACTGCAAGAAGTAGTTCAGAAGTAGTTGCTTCTAGAGATATTATAAATGATATATCTGGATCTATATTTATTTATGATAATGATATTTTCGATGCCTCTGGAGTTGTAATTTATAATAAAAACAATATGGTCTCGTTTGTACCACAAACAAATGTAAAAGGATTATCTGATATAAGTGGTGGAAATAGAATTGAAATTAGCATTGAGGGTGGTATATATACTTATTATGGTCTATTAAACGCATTAAATAATCAATTACGATTGACCAAGGAAACCGAAAATTCAATAATATATACCTATTATAGTGTATCAAATGATAGCGAACAAACCGTATTTCAAATAAATATTAATAAAGTATATACGGCACAAGATTATAAATTGGTGTTTTATAGTGAAACAGAATCCGCAATTTCGGCAAAAATTCGAAATATAACCTCATCTAATTCGTATCAAACCATTACTTGGGACGTAACGTTGGGGTGGATGTTGGGATTCCGAACCTTCCCGGAAATTGATTTAAATAGTACATCTGCAATTAATTCACGATATGTTGAAACACAATCCTATAGTTTAGATGCTGATACTGGAATTATTACATTGATAGGAGATACTGGTGTGGATTTATTTTTATACAAAACCCTTTATCTGATAATAGACGATTTTACACAAAATCATTTAAATGATGGATTAATAACTGGTGTTCGCAATAATCCTCTTGCAAATAAACCGAGTTATTCGAGTAAAGCGACCAAAGTTTGTAATCCTGTCACAAAAAGAGAACAGACCTCGATTTTTAGTGCATCGCAACCAGGAATGGGATTAACAGAAAATCAATTATATGCGGCAAATGTTATTGCAGAAGAAAATTTTACTAGTCAAACAACCCGTCTTTATTCCGATCCGCCTTATGTGAAAGATATGTTTGCTGTGATTCCTATAAAGGTGTCTTCATTGAAGCAAGGTGAATTATTTACAGAATATGGTGGTACATTACAAGACAATGATCGAAAATATTTTGGACCAGTAGATATTAGTAAATTGAATATAAAATTATTGAATGATCATGGGGATGTGATTGATTTAAACGGAAATAATTGGTCATTTACGTTATTGTTCGAATATTTATACAACTTGAAGGGTATATAATTAATAGTTTGATTCATATATTTAATTTAATAAATTAAATAAATGAGCAATATCCAAGAAAATAGAAATGTGTCCGATATGAAAGAAGAAAAAACCAATAACTTACAATTAAATCAATTATTATCTAAGAACAGAGATGGATCTATACCCTTGATTAATTTTATGAAGAACACGGAGATTTTCCTCCGTAAATACGAACTTTTATCACAACGAGTCGAAGAAATAGAACAAAAGGTGGGTATCGAACACTCCGAAAATACTGACATCCAAAAAATGAAACCTATTAGTTTTTATTTTCCACCTGTAAATTTAGTAGAAAAAAAGGAAACTATATCTGACCTAGACAACCAATTGCTACGCAATTTAGAATTTATGGAAAGGCAGTCTCAACAAGTAAAGAATATGTTACAATCAAAGGAACCGTGACCAAATTTTGTATGGACTATTGGGATTTGGACGAGACGATTTTGTAGCAAAAGGGCAATTGGTAACAGTGAATAATTTATGAATATAATTAGTCAAATTTTCATTTTGACGGGTCAATGGTATTGTTTTGAAGTTTCCTTCTTGAATACCGTTTTGTATGACATCGATATCAATGACAAAATCTGCAGTACCTTCATTTCCCTCGAATTTTAGTTTTCCCGATAAACATTCTTCAAATAAATCAACCACATATTCTGGATGTTGTTGCTTCATTTCTTTCCAAAGTGTATTGCAAATATTATATTGGACCTTCCATTGAAGATATTGATCTCTGGCTCGAATAAATTCTGGGTCTGGATTGATTTCTTTTTTTAATTGATTGACAGTATAAACACTAGTAATAATGCCATCTGGCAAATGTTCGAATATTTTTTCCAATAATTTGAACAAATCTATGTTTGTAGAATATTTTTCATTAAATACACTGAACATTAGTGCATATGTTTCCGATACATTGGATGATGTGGGGCGACCGGCACCCTTTTTAAGAGATATTTTGTGTTTTACTTCAGGATTGCTTTTAAATATAAGCAATGCATCTGTTTTTGATTGATCGACCAGTGGTGCAGTAGGTTTCTTTTTCCTTTTTAAATTTAAATAACATGCCGACAATATACATTTTTTACTGAAAATAGATGCAGTCCATGTGTTTTGTATAGGCGATTGATTGAACAATTGAACAAATAGTTCTTCATTTTTTAATCCTCCGTTTTTACCTCCTCTTTGCATAGTGGATATCATTTTTTGCATGTGTATATTATCATATTATTTGTAAAAGGATTCAATTTTGTAATTATTGGGTTTAGGAGTCAGTGATATTTTCGAATAAAATAATTTCACATACATTATATATAATGTCGATTGTTGCATTGAAAAGAAAAACTGCTGCAAAATATAATAATTCGAGTGTAGGTGTCCCTCAATTTTCGATAAATGGTGGATATCGCAATCAAGGTTGGGTCGGTCAAACATCATTGTCTCGATCTATAATCAAAACCCCCCATAGAGGTGCCACCCCAAGAGGTCACGGTGGATGTTGCGGGACCTATAATGTATCTGTTGTTTGTCCAAGAGAACCTTGCACCAACAACAATGCGGTAATAAAAAAATCCACCGTCAGTACAGATGGTATGCTAGACGGTAAATACAGATGGATTCGTCGCCCTGCACCTTACACAAGTGTAAAACCCGATGTAAATCATAATTTGAATCAACAAAGTGATTACATTTCTCGTGTAGCAAAACAAACTTTGAACAGTACAACTCGAAATTGTCCTCCTATTCCCAAAGATCCTTGTTCTACCAATTGCGATTTGTATAAAAATACAGTCACTGATCGTGCAGGAATTGTACCATTTACAAAGATTGTAGGACCATTATGTAGTAAGGAATATTCTGAAAAATTAGGAGATCAATGTGTGTCTATTGATATTAAATTCCAAGACAAACAAAATACAAAACCTGCTAGCACTCCTTTTGGATGTTAAATACGCAACCTTTCCCTGTGCAACATAAATGAGAATAACTGATATTATGTTTCTTCTCTTTTGCTAGTTCAAGAATTTTGGCAACGATTTCTTTGATGGTTATTATGTTTGGATAAGGTAAATATACAAATGGATGAAAACATAATAAGTTATTATCGCAAACACTAGATGATTTTTGTTTAATATTGCTACTATGGCGATGATAAAGAGTCAGTAGATTTTGGTTGTTTAAGTCATTCATAATTTGTTTTGGTCCAAGAAAGGAAAAGATAAATCGAACAACATCAGGTGGTATTTTGGGTAATGATGATTGCTTACTAAAACAAATAGGTAATAATAGAGCCAAATAATAGTCGATTACTTTATAGTTCATTTAAAAACATAATGAAAATGTTTTTAAATATTTTCATTACAATCAGTGTTTATATTCATTTATTTTGCAATTTCTTTCCAAGAAGAGCCTTGTTTCAAGAAAATATGACTCATTTGGTCATTTACATAAACGACACTTTTTAGTACTTCAGGATTGGTCTTAACCTCTTGCATAAATTTTTGATATCCAGCATCATCTGCAGTGTATTGTCCCGTACCGGCAGCACCAGAAGCACCAGAAGCACCAGAAACATTAGCATTTTCAACCATTTTAATCCCTTTCTTCATAAGGGCATCTCTAAGTGCTGGATTTTTGTTTAAAATTTTAGCTGCCGTTCCAGCAGCACCCGATTTTGCTAATGCTTTGGCCCATAAGGGAACATCTTTTCCTTCTGCAAGTTGTTTAACCAAATTATTTACTTCATCTGGATCTAAAGTACCATCAGAATCTGCCTTTTGTTCTATATTGGTTACTTCGGTTTCGGCTGCTTGAACCTCTTCCTTGGACGCACCTTCTTTCCAATCTTCTTCTACTACTTCTGCTGCTGCTGATCCTGGTTGTGTTTCGACAACTGGTGTTACTTCTGCTTCTTGTGCTTCTGATCCTGGTTGTGTTTCGACAACTGGTGTTACTTGTGCTTTAACTTCTTGTGTAACTGGTGCTTCTGGTGTTACTTGTGCTTTAACTTCTTGTGCTTCTGGTGCTGCTGCTTCTTTATTTTCACCACCTCTCTTTACTCTTTTTCGGTTTTTAAAACTTTGTTTTCTATTTCCTTTTCTTTTTTTATATGAAAATTTTCCCATGATTATAATAAACAGATATTTTTATAATGAATTATAATAAAATAGAATAAACATATTTCGCGTTACTTATATAATTATGTTTGCTAAAGAAGAAAAAAACAGATTTTATCATTTACCAAAAGAACTCATTATATATATTTATAGTTTTGACAGTACATACAAAAGTCATTATAGAAAATGCATGAATGAAATGACGAAGAAGTTTCATATCAATCGAATAAACGATCGCATATTGGGTGAAAAAAATATATATGAAGTGTATTTATTTCAAATGCGCAATAGAAACAGCATATATGGTGACAGCGTATATGGTAACAATTGCGACTTTTCGGAATACATATTAAAACGAATTAAACAGTTTGGAGATCAAGTACCAAACCAAAGATTGAAATATCATAACTTAACAAAATTGAAATAAGATGTTGGTATCTATTAAATACATAAAAAATGGAAACCGAACACAAATTAGAAACCGAATATATTCAGTCCTTAACTGAAATAGAGAAAAAGGGGTATGAAATTGCCAGATCACATTTGGGGTCATCGTTTAGTTTAAAAAAGAGCATTGGTTTCAAAGAATGGAAAAAAAAAGAAATTAAAAAAGAGTAAATATATAAACAGAATTTGTTATATATTTATATAAATGAACCGTATTATTTGTGAAAAGACGATGTTTAACATATTGTTTTACAGGAAGCATAAAACACAATATAATTTAAAAATTGAATATCCGTATAACAATTTATATAAAAAAAACACGTTTGAATGGATAGTTAATCAATCGAAAGTAATAGACGAAATGGGTTTTGATAATTGGTATAAAAATACGAAGGGACCGCTAGGCGTTCCCAAATATATTCCGGTTAGGACCAATCCGTTTATATATAAATTGGAAGTATTTAAGTAGCAATTAGATCGAATTTTTCGGGATTGTGCCATTGTTTAAAACTGCTATAGTTCATAGGAATTGTTTCCTTTTTTTCTATATTTGGAGTTTCCGCAGGAACAACCTTTTCTAATGGAGAAAATTTATAATTTTTACCCATACAAATAAATTTGTTTTTGATATGAGTTGGTTCTTCTTGCTGTGATTTCTGATTTTTTGTTTCCATTATTTTTGCTTTCGGTTTATCATATTTTTTCAATTTGGCAAAAGGTCCTTTATTCACATCGATTCTGGTTTTAGATTTTGTTTTATCCACTTCAATCTCATGAATACGTAAAAAAGGAGTGCTATGGTCTTTGGGAATAACTGCATCGTCAATGAAAAAATCTCTACAGTGAAATTGCGTAACATATTTCATGGCTACTGCATTCAAAAATGGATATGAAATATTCGTGTCCGAATAATAAGAAAATCCTCGTTTGTATGCGTTATAAAACATAACGACCATTCCTTGAGGAGTGTTTTCGAACAAAATACGAGATTTCCATGAAGACTCCAATAGATTGTCTTTTTTATTAATGGTTTCATTGTATTGTTCTTTGATGTAAAAATCAGGTTGAATATTGTTATTCAAAACCTCTTTTTCATAACACTGAATGAATTTTTCCCTTGTTTTTTGTAGATATAACTGTGATTCGGTAAGAACCACCTCTTTTTCGGGTAATTTTAACAAGTTGTGGTGTATTTTCATATAGACATAGGAAAAAAACGAAACTGTACTAATAATTGTAAATCCTACAAAATTGTAAGTATTAACGTTAAACATGTATTAATGTATCATAGGTACTATTTATATAATTTTAACGTGTTAGTTTTTTTCACCAAATTTAAAAATAGATTTGTTTTTCATAAAATCGTCGTATAATTCGGAATAATCACTTTGCATCAAATAGCGATAATTTTGCATTTTATATCCATCTAGTTTATTGTTGATCATTTTTCGTTTTACGGAGTCAGTCGAAAATATGCGATAATGATAACATAAAAAATGCGCGTTTTGAATATCGATTTCTCTCAAATTTTTATAAAAAGGGTTTATTTCTGATTTTTTGCCATGAATACTTTCAATACATTGAATTGTTTGTGTAGCTAGTGGATAATGTAAAGTCAATTCCTTTATTTTTTCACATTTTGAGATAGATTTTACTTCAATTTCGTTAAATCTACATCTACCCTTTGACCAATTATGTGGATGTGGGTGACGTTTATCGTGATCCCATCTTGTGACTAAATGTTGCAAAATGGAGGGTGGGTCATTTATTCGTCCATTACTTGACATCATAATCCATGGAATTTTAATGCAATCCACATCTTTAAATGTGGTTTCTAATTCTTCGCGAATAGTATTTCGTGAGTTTCTGCATGTAGTAATAAATTCGTCACAATCGACAAACATGATCCATTTAAAATGATCTTTGATTTTTACAAATAATTGATTCACATCAAACGTTTGGCGTTGTTTGAAATTGGTAGAATCAACAATGGTAACCTTTTTATGAGATCTTACCTTTTCTGATATAGGAATAGTAGAATCCACATCATATAAAATAAAAATATTATTCACTCCTTCAGCAAAATAATATTCTATAAATTCGTCTAGAAACGGTTCGTTCAAATATCGTACGATTAGAGCTAAACATTTACCCATATATATTATTTTATTAAATTAAATCTCTCTTTTATTCGATTTGTGTTTTTCTATATTCAAATAAATCTTTGATTTCTTTGTCTAAAATTGGCACTTCAATGCGGTCATACGTTTTATATCCGCTGTCGGGATGTAAGCAAACGAGATATAGGGCCGTAACTTTTTTTCCATATTTGAGTTCTAAAATATTCTTATATACATTCAATTGAAGCGAATAATGCCAGTAATTGGTATCAGGTAAATGCGAAATACATGATGTAGTTGCTGATTTTCCATAGTAACTATCGTATGAAATTTCTTTGCATCGTTTCCAATCATAAATTTGAAGAGTTCCATCCGGATTTTCAAATATCATATCAATGGAACCAGATAATTTAAGTTCTTCATAATAAACGCACCATTCGGTGCGGTATGGTTTTAATTCGGGAAAATCTTTTACAAATCGCAAGAACCAAGAATATTCGACGCTATCATTTTTCACGTCCATTTCGTTGTAATAGCATTCAATATCATAGTGCATATTTGTTCCGGCAGCAGCAGCTTCATCTCTATTTTTGTCCCAATCGGCCTTAATTTGTTCTTTTGTTTTTCCATAATATTTATAAGTAGGATCATTTCTACGTTTGTTTATTAATATTTTGTCAATAATACCATCACTGTCGAACTGTTCAAAATGAGAATGGTTCCAGGTTGTTACAGATGTAAAACTGGAGTCACCATGAACAGTGTAAATATGGGGTCCTTCATCAAATGAAATGAATTCATCTCTAGAATGAGTATTTTTAAGGGCTAAGAAATCGGGAACAGGATTGGACATGTTATAATTATTGGTAGTTAGTATTTATATGAATTAAAAAAAAATATTCAATTTTATATGATATAAAATTTACATATATTCATTAATTTCAAAATCCCTTGAAAATGTTTCATAAATCCAATTTCGCAATTGTTGTCGTCGTCTATTTTCATATTGTTCTCCTAGTCCATTAAGTTTATGCATATAACTAATGTTTTTCTCTTTTTCATTTTCATTGGATTGTATCATATGAGTATTATCCATTTGCCATTGAAGAACCGTTTGTAGAAATTGATGAACCATTCGCTTCA